CGCATTTTATGCGGGCATTTACAAACTGGTCGTGTTAGGCTTAACATTTGAGGCAGACGATCAAGACCTGAGTATCAGGTTAACAGGAGGGTACTAGTATGAAAATTGCAGAATTGGTAGGGTCTGAGAGTGACACAGTCGACAAGGGCTATCCAGCGTTCGCCCTGTACTATAGGAGTGAAAATAATGGCAAGTGGTATGAAGAGGGAGTATTCACGGATGAATGGGCCGCTAGGGATTGCATGATAGAACACATTAGGTTACACTCTGACTTAGACTGTGTAGTGGTACGTCTAAGCGTTATGAGTGAGTACAAGGCATACGAGAGGGATTGACTAATGGAAACTGACGTAATATGGATATGGGGCATGGGCTGTCTAGTAATAGCCGCTTGGATAATATTTAGTGAAGAGGGATTATAAATGTCTACACGATACGGACAACACCAAACGGAAACACAGGTAGACTGTGAATGGGCAACGCTTGACGTAGTTATTCACTGGACGCTAGACAGAGATGACTATCAGGATCTTTTGACCATTGACAAGATCACAGTAGGCGACAGAGATTTACGCGAGGGCTGGAACGTGGAGTACTTTGAAAGTATAATACAGGATGAAGTTTTAGCGGGTGAAGATTATCTACCGACTGACCACGGGGACTAATATGGAATGTGAATACTGTAACGAGACTGTACACCACGAGTTTGATATGGTGACAGATGAACACGATATGTGTTACCATGTCTGGTGCTACGAAAGCATACAGGGGGACGACAAGTGAACATATTTTACCTAGACCGTGATCCACACGAGGCCGCTAGGCTACAGTGTGACCGTCACGTAGTAAAAATGATTCTGGAGACAGCACAGCTACTCTCTACGGCACACAACGAGCTTGACGGTGGACAGATTGCGTACAAGTCTACGCACAAGAACCACCCTAGTGCAGTCTGGGCTAGGCAAAACTGGCAAAACTATTATTGGCTACAAAAGCACCTAGGCGCTCTAGGCTGGGAGTATTTCAGGCGCTATGGTAAGGTACACAAGACAATAGAAAACCACGCACAGACGCTCTCACGCGCTCCTAGAGGCATTCCTGACGGTGACTTCACTGATCCACCACAGTGTATGCCAGACGAGTGCAAACGCGATGACGCTGTGTTAGGCTATCAGGTGTACTACAATTACAAAGCAGACGATTGGGACGCCCGTGGTATCCCTATGAAATGGTACGGCAGGGAGGCAGTGTGATATACTTGGTGGTCGGAACACTAGTCGTTTTTATTTTAGCAGATGTGTTTTTAGGTGATTGATATGTATAGAGTATTAGCTGTGCTGTTTGCGCTTGTAACTGCGCCATTGTGGATTCCAATAGCAGTGTACATAGCCCTAACCTATCACTGGACTGACACAGTACCGAAAGAGGAGGACCTGTAAATGTATAACTACAACGAACCTGATCTGTCACAGGAGCAGATGATTCAAGACCTGACAGAGTTTGAGTTTAACTTTATAGACTTTGCCACGGTGGTGTCTCTGGCCCGTGGGGTCATCAGGGAACGCTACAGGGCCAAGAGTTACAACGAGCTATGCAAAGCATACGCACAAGTGTTTGGACCGGAGGACAACGGATGAGATGCAAGGCATGTGACGTTATATTAGATGACGTTGAAGCACTGAAGAAAGACGCTAGGGGTGTACACTATGACCTGTGTACAGATTGTTTGGCTGTGTCTATTTCTACTCATTGGGAGCTAGAGAACATGGAGTCAATAGAAATTGACGGTAATATTACACAGGATGAGGTGTTGACATTACAGGAAAACTATGATAATATATACTTAAGTATTACTAAAGAAGATTAACTAAAGAATTAAACTAAAGAGTAATACTACATTAGTACTACAGGAGGACTTATGACTACTAAAGTTAGGCGATGGAATCCTGTAGCCAAGCACGATCACAACAAGGGAGGCGCACACAAGGACAGGAAAAAGGATGCCAAAAAGTACCAATCACGTAAAAAGGGTTTGACAAAAGACTCTGAACGTGAGATACTATAGGTGTTCCTACGGGAACTTATTTCAACAAACGGAGATTATTCCAATATGACAAGTCAAGTTATCGAAGGTACGGTGAACTTCTCAAACGTCACCAAAACTGATGTGTACAACGGTCAGGACACCGGCACGTACTCAATGACTATCACCATGTCAGAGGACGACGCGGCTACCCTAGCATCACAGGGTGTCAAGATCAAGGACTACGAAGGCAACAAACAGCGTAAGTTTAAGTCTAAGTACAACATCGGCATGTACGATGCAGAGGGTAACTCGTACAACGGGGAAGTGCCGTATAACTCCCGTGTACGTCTGAAGTACAAGACAGGACCGGCACACCCTGTACATGGTACTCCTGTATATCTGGAGGCTGTGAAAGTGCTAGAGGAAGCGGAACCATCGGCAGAATCTGTTGACTTCTGATGGACTCTAAATTCCTACACCACGAGGAATGTCCCAAGTGCGGTAGTAGGAACAATGTGGCGGTCTACTCTAACGGGGGCCGTCACTGTTTTTCTGCCGACTGTGACTATCACGTAAACGGTGAAACAGGAGAGGAAACACAGGTGTCAACACCTAGTAACCTAAACATGGGTGGAGTGGTAGCTGAGATTACCGAAAGGCGTTTGTCTGCTAAAACCGTGAAGCACTATCAGGTTACAGTAGAGTACGATGCCAACGGTAAGATCGCTAGGCACTACTACCCGTACTATGACGTAGACACAGGTGAGCTAGTAGCCGCTAAGTCTCGCGTAGTCAAGACCAAAGACTTTCTATCGTCGGGTACTATGTCCAACGTGGGGCTGTTTGGTCAGAAGCAGTGCCGTGGTAGGGGTAAGTTTATCACGATCACTGAGGGCGAATTGGACGCCATGTCTGTCTACGAGATGTTCGGACAGAAGTACGATGTGGTGTCTCTACGGTCTGGTGCTGGGAGTGCGGCAAAGGAGGTTAAGCAAAACTTAGAGTGGCTGGAGGGCTACGACAACATAGTGCTCTGCTTTGACCAAGATAAGGCAGGAGAGTTAGCAGTAGAGCAGATCAAGGATCTGTTTAGTCCCAACAAGCTGAAGATATGCACACTGCCCCTAAAGGACGCCAGTGAGATGCTCATGGCTAACAGGGTGCAGGAGTTTACACAATCTTGGTGGGACGCAAAGGTGTACAGACCGGACGGCATTATCGCTGGTGCTGACACATGGGAGGCGCTAGTCAACAAGCGTCAAGTGCAGAGCATACCGTACCCGTGGGACGGACTAAATGAAATCACAAGAGGACACAGACCTTACGAACTTGTCACTATCACAAGCGGTAGTGGTATGGGAAAATCCCAGTTTATCAGAGAACTTGAGTACGATTTGCTCCAACGCACAGACGCCAACATCGGTGTACTTGCACTGGAGGAGGACGTTGCAACAACAGCTTTGGGAATTATGTCGGTGGCGTCATCTAGGCGGCTCCACTTGGAGGAAGACTCGCCTGTTGATGAGCTTAGACCTCATTGGGAAGCAACGATGGGGTCTGGACGTTATTACCTGTTCGATCACTGGGGGTCAACATCAGCCGACGAGCTTCTTTCAAGAGTACGGCACATGGCAAAGGCCTGCGACTGCCGCTATGTCATCCTCGACCACTTGTCAATCGTGGTTTCTTCTCAAGAGAACGGGGACGAACGGAAAGCTATAGATGAGATTATGACCAAGCTACGCACACTGGTTGCTGAGACAGGGATCACATTGTTTCTCGTGTCACACCTACGGCGTAGCTCTGGCACAGCACACGAGGACGGCGGCAGGATCAGCCTGCAGGATCTCAGGGGTAGCCAGAGTATTGCTCAACTCTCTGATATTGTCATAGGCATGGAGCGTGACCAACAGCATCAGGACGAAGACATTAGGAATACAACGACTGTACGTATCCTAAAGAATCGTTACTCTGGTGAAACTGGTCCCGCCTGTTGGCTACGGTACGATAAGTTTACTGGACGCATCCACGAGTGCGCCAACCCTAACCCACCGGAGACAGAGTTTTGAATGTAGTCTTCTGTGACATTGAAACTGACGGTCTGGACGCCACAACTATCTGGTGTGCAGTGTGCCGACACAACGGAGAGAGCGAGGTAATATGTAATGAAGAAGATTTCAAATCGTATGTATCGCGTAAAGCGCCGATTAACTTCATATTCCATAACGGAATTGGCTTTGATGTTCCTGTGGTTGAGCGTCTTTGGGACTTTACTTTTGACAGGACTCTGGTCACTGACACTCTAGTGCTATCTAGGTTAGCTGATCCTAGTCGGTCTGGTGGTCACTCACTACGGAACTGGGGCAACATCTTAGGATTCCCAAAGGGTGACCACGATGATTGGAGCCAGCTTACGCCAGCCATGATCGACTACTGCATCCGTGACGCAGAGGTGACAGAGGCTGTCTACAAGCGCCTAATGGTGGAGCTAGACGGGTTTTCTAAGGAGAGTATTGACCTAGAGCACGAGGTGCAGTGGATCGTACAGGGACAGGTGGACAACGGGTGGCTACTGGATCAGCGGCTGTGTCACACACTGTGTGCTAAATTCAAGGAGCGTATGTATGCTATTGAAGAAGAGTTACAGGAAGTGTTCCCACCAATTGTCGAAGAGAGGTGGTCAGAGAAGACGGGCAAGCGTCTCAAGGATAAGGTCACGGTGTTCAACCCCGGATCACGGCAACAGGTGGCAGAAAGACTTGAAGCTAAGGGTGCTGTATGGTCGGAACTCACCCCATCTGGTAGGCCACAGGTGGATGAAAAGACACTTGAAGAAAACAAACATATACCGGAAGCTGTTTTGGTTCTTGAGTACCTTTTACTGCAAAAGAGATACGCCCAAGTATCTTCATGGATAGAGCACGTACAGGAGGACGGCAGGGTACACGGTAGGGTAACAACCAACGGCGCAATAACAGGACGCATGACACACCAGAGTCCTAACATGGCACAGGTTCCCTCAGTAAACTCTCAGTTTGGCAAGGAGTGTAGGGACTGCTGGATTGTACCAGAGGGACGCAGGCTGGTAGGTGTTGACGCCAGTGGACTAGAACTAAGGATGCTCGCTCACTACATGGGCGATGAGGAGTTTACAAATGTCTTGCTTAGAGACGACATTCACACCAGAAATCAACTTGCTTCAGGGCTTGCAACAAGACCTCAAGCTAAGACTTTCATCTATGCTTTCCTCTACGGAGCAGGAGACGCTAAAATCGGAAGCATCGTCGGAGGAACGGCAAAAGATGGCAATGCGCTTAGGACACGCTTTCTACGAAATACACCTTCTCTTGAAGCTCTACGAGAACGAGTTGGATCTGCTTCTAGGAAAGGATACCTCATCGGACTCGACGGACGAAAGCTTTGGGTCAGATCAGAGCATAGTGCATTAAACACACTCTTGCAGTCTGCTGGTGCAATCATTATGAAACGTGCGCTGGTTCTGTTGGATGACTACGCAACGCAACACAACATTGACTACAAGTTTATAGGGAACATCCATGACGAGATACAATCGGAGGTGGCTACTGAACAAGCAGAGAAATTTGGCTGGCTCGCAGTCGAGTGCATCAAGGCGGCTGGCATTTCTTTTGAACTCAGATGCCCCCTCGACGGAGAGTACAAAGTCGGATCAACGTGGGCAGACACACACTAGGGAGACAGAGATGAGCAAACCTTGGACTAAAACATCCGGTAAGTACTATAAAGATAATCCTGAAAGAGTAAGGCAAAGAGCATTAATACACGATAAAACAAAAATGTTTGTTAATGGTAAGTACGTCAGGAAAGACCACCCACTACACAAACCCGGACGCTACAAGACGTTTGAAGATGCGGCCTTCAGTAGTCTCGCGAAATACGAACTGAGTCGTGAGGGACAGGTGTACATCATTACCAACCCTAACTTCCCTGAGTGGGTTAAGGTGGGCATGGCTGTGGACTCAGAGGACAGGCTCAACGGATACCAAACGTCTTCACCGTTCAGAGACTACGAGTTGTTCACTTGCTGGTCTGTGACTGACAGACGGTCTGCTGAGTCAGAGGCGCACAGCCTGCTAGAGAAAATGCATGACCGCAGAGGTGAGTGGTTCAATTGCACACCGGACCAAGCACAGTCAGCCCTAGCTGACCTAATGGAGCAACATAAATGAACAAACTTTACTCACTGGTAGACGATATATACGCTGTTGTTGCTTCCAAAGAAGTACCAGAAGACGTTGATCTGTACGAAGAGATTGACCGCTTTGGTGAGAACTGTAAGAAGCTCATGTCAAATCTGTTCACAGAGAAGCGTGACGGACGCAAGTTACGAATGTCAAACATCGGGCGTGATGATCGTTACCTCTGGAACGTGGTTAACAACCCAGACGTACATGAGGAAATGACTCCTAACACCTACGTTAAGTTTATGTACGGGCATCTGATCGAAGAGATGCTGTTGTTTCTAACCAGACTTTCAGGACACGAGGTGACAGATGAGCAAAAGCAGTGTGAAGTCGCGGGTATCACGGGGTCTATGGACTGCAAAATTGACGGTGTTGTCACTGATGTTAAGAGCACTTCCTCTTTTGGGTTTAAAAAATTCAAAGACGGAAGTTTGGCTTTTGATGATCCGTTTGGATACGTTGCTCAAATTAAAGGGTATGCACACTCTGAAGGGGAAACCAAGTTCGGCTGGTTAGCTATGGACAAACAGAACGGCCATCTAACGTACCTGATGTACGACTCTGAGGACACACAGGCTCCCGTGTACGACAAGATTGGCTACGACATAGAGGAGCACATCAACCGCATAAAAAAGCTAGTAGAGCAACCGGAAGCACCAGAGCACTGCCACGAAGTCGTACCAGATGGCAAAAGTGGAAATCAAAAGCTCGCAGTCGGTTGTTCCTACTGTCCCTACAAGCATACTTGCTGGCCCGGAGTAAGAACATTCCTGTACTCAAGTGGACCCAGATACTTAACAGAGGTGGTCAATGAGCCGAAAGTCGCGGAAGTCTAAACTAGGAAACTTTAGGTCGGAGTTTGAAAAAGATGTTGCCACGCAGTTACAACCATTTGGTTTTACGTACGAACCGTTCCAAGTCCCGTACAGGATCGAACGGAAGTACACCCCTGACTTTGTGTATGAACTCAACGGACGAACGTATCTCATTGAGTGCAAAGGATACTTTCGATCAGGAGACACGCAGAAGTATAGATCGCTCTCTCAGTGTCTCCCAGAGACGCAAGAACTCATCTTTGTACTGATGAAGCCTAATCAGAAAGTGAGTAAAAGTACCAAACTTACTATGGCTGAATGGTGTGACAAACACGAAATACTATGGTATAATATAGACACACTTAAGGAGTTGGTTGATTATGTCTCTGACACTAGAAGAAATTAAGGAGAAGCTTTTGAGGTTTTATGATCCTGACGATCTTCTGGAAGCACTACAGATCTCATCAGAAGAAATATTAGACAGGTTTGAAGACAAGTTGTTGCGTAGGCTAGATGAGTTTCAAGAGGACTTAGAGGAAGAGGTCGATGCGGAATGAGTGGACTTGGTATTCAGACTGTGAGATACGTAAAAAAATCTGTGAAGAGCAGGGGCATCATCCAGAAGAATGTGCAGAGAAGTTTGAGGAGTGCAGAAAAATGTCAATAGACGAAGCAACACCCGCAGAGTGGAACAAAGTGTCTAAGACAGCAGTAGGCAAACTGTACCACCCGGAGGACAAGCACAATCCAGTGACGCAACCAGACCACTACAACAAGGGGGCGATAGAGGCCATTGAAGCAATCAAGGCGTCCATGCACCCACAGGAGTACAAGGGGTATCTCAAGGGCAACTGCTTGAAGTACCTGTGGAGGTACGAGTACAAAAACGGTGTAGAGGATCTACGTAAGGCCCGTGTCTATTTGGAATGGCTTATAAAGGAGGTTGCCTTATGAAAGTAGTAGAAGGAAAGTTTGGTAAGACAAACCAAGATAAGAAAGAGATCGCCACATCAGAGTTCCTATCAGCTTTTGTAGTCAAGGCGCTGGAACACGAGGAAGAGGGACGAAAGGTAAAGGTGGCTGTTGTGATGTACGAAGACGGTGAAATGTTCGAAGTAGCGTCCAACGAGCAGTACCCTGATGGAGTGTATATGCTCTTGCAGATGGCGGGACAAGCAATCATTAATGAAACATTAGGAGTAACAGAATAGATGGACGCATACCAACAATACATACACAAGTCACGGTACGCCCGTTACCTTCCAGAAGAGAAGCGCAGGGAGACTTGGGAAGAGACAGTCAACCGATATGTAAACTATTGGGGTGATAGTCTGCCAGAAACGGATCGTAAAGAGGTCTTTAAAGCTATCCACGATCTAGACGTAATGCCATCCATGCGAGCACTGATGACCGCAGGAGAGGCTCTGGATCGTGACAACGTAGCAGGGTTTAACTGTAGCTACCTACCTATAGACCACCCCAAGGCCTTTGATGAACTTATGTACGTCCTTCTGTGTGGCACAGGGGTAGGCTTTAGTGTAGAGCGCCAATACATTAGTAAACTACCAGAAGTAGCGGAGACATTCCATGCAACCGACACAGTTATTAATGTTGCGGATTCGAAGGTCGGATGGGCGAAATCGTTTAGGGAGTTGGTATCACTGCTGTACTCAGGTCAAATTCCCCAATGGGACGTTAGCAGAGTACGACCTGCAGGTTCCCCACTCAAGACTTTCGGAGGTCGTGCAAGTGGTCCTGAACCTCTCGTCGATCTTTTCAAGTTCACAATCGAACTCTTTCAAGGATCATCTGGGAGACGCCTTACGTCCATTGAATGCCACGATCTTTGCTGTAAGATTGCTCAAATCGTCGTTGTCGGAGGAGTCAGACGAAGCGCCCTCATCAGCCTCTCAAACCTGACGGACGATAGGCTACGACGATGCAAGCACGGGCAGTGGTGGACTGATGAGCCACAACGTGGGCTGGCTAATAACTCTGCTTGTTACACAGAGAAGCCGGACTTTGAAGCATTCCTAAATGAGTGGACTAGTTTATATGAATCACGATCTGGTGAACGAGGTGTCTTTAGCAGAGTGGCAAGTCAAAAGCAAGCTTCAAGAAATGAACGAAGAGATGCTACCTATGATTTCGGAACTAATCCATGTAGTGAAATCATCCTCAGACCCTACCAGTTCTGCAATCTTTCAGAAGTTGTTGTTAGGCCACAAGATACACTCGCAAGCCTCAAACGAAAAGTTCGGATTGCGTCTATCCTTGGGACTCTTCAGGCTACCCTCACAGACTTCCGATACCTCCGAAATATTTGGAGAGTAAACACGGAAGAAGAGGCCTTGCTAGGCGTGTCTCTGACAGGTATCATGGATCATTCTATCCTGTCTGGGCGTGAGGACAAGGCAAAGCTGAAGAAGTGGCTAACGGAGATGCGTAATGAAGCTATTGTCACTAACGAGAAATGGGCTAAGAGATTGGGTATTAATCCTTCTGTCGCAATTACTGCGGTTAAGCCTTCTGGTACTGTTAGTCAGTTGGTCGATTCTGCTAGTGGCATTCACCCTCGCTACAGCAATCAATATATTAGACGAGTCCGTGCTGACTCTCGTGACCCACTTTGTGGGGTCTTAGAGGCCGCAGGAGTCCCTGTGGAGGACGATCTAATGTCCCCTAGTACACGGGTATTCTCCTTTCCTGTTGCGTCTCCTGAAGGCGCTGTGACGGCCTCAGACATGGGTGCTATGGAGCAGTTAGATCTGTGGGAGATATATCAGGACTACTGGTGTGAGCACAAGCCGTCTATGACTTGCTACTACCGTGATGAGGAGTTTCTAGAGGTGGGGCAGTGGTTGTACAACAAGTTTGACAAGGTAAGTGGTATATCTTTCCTTCCATACTCAGACCACACTTATCAACAGGCTCCTTATGAACCTGTGGACAAGAAGACGTACAACCAGATGGTTAAGGACTTTCCAAAGGAAATATCGTGGGATATAGAAGAGGCCAGCGATATGACTGAGGGGTCACAACAACTGGCCTGCACAGGTAACAACTGTGAGCTATGACATAAAGAATATGGAGTAGCCCTC